GGAAGTGGAGTAATAAAAGAATTAGTTAATCTTGGCTTCAACGCAAATTGGATTCTCACTGGTGAAGGGGAAATGAGGTTGCCGGAATGAACTGCCCCCGATGCGGATATGCCATCGATCCCTACGAATGCCGGGGCGATGCCGATCTCCTGGCCATCATAAAACTGATGCCCGTTTTCGGGAAAAACGCTTCGGCCGTCTGGGCTTATGCCGAACAGTTCAACCTCCGGCCACTTTCGAAACGGACGAAGAAGCTCCGGCTTCTCCTCGAGGAGATGGCCGGGCTGTTTCAGGCCGGACGCTTTACGTACCAGAAGGCGGTCTATGAGATATCCCCTGACGGGATCGCCACCGCCCTGGCGGTTGTCGCGAAACGGAATTTCGAGACGCCGCTGGATTCCCACAACTATCTGAAAAAGTGCATGATCCCGATAGCCGAGCGGGAGCGCGAGGAATCCTCCAGGCGAACGGAGCGGGATCTTCAGCGAAGAGAAGAACGACAGCGCTCGGCAGGCCGGATTTCCGACGAGGAGAGAGAAGAAAATCAGCGGCGGGTCAGGGATCTGATCAATAACATGGGGTAAAAAATATTTATTCAAAAAAACTTGACAACCACATCATGTTGTGGTTCAGTAAGTGGCGTTAGCCACATCTTGTATCAACCGTCCGGTTTCGGGTGCATAGGGCCCCGGGGCCGCGCTTCGAGGCGATAAGCGCTCGGAGACCATAGTCGACCCATATAAGCCATATGGATCGGTGTGTCTCCGGGCGTTATTTATTTTCGCCCAGGCCGCCCTGGAACCGACGGATGATCTGGCAGCACCTCAAACATTTCAATCCCGCAGAGAAGTGGGGAGACCCGTCAAGGATGAACGGCTCCCTGCTTCTCCTCCTTGATGCGTTTCGGGACAACTTCGGCCCCGAAGCCCGCTTCATCATCCATTGCGGCTTCGACCCTCCCGGCACGCATAGCCCCAATTCCCTTCACTATACGGGCGATGCCGTCGACTTCCATGTCGACGATGGTGAGCCCTATCCTCTCCAGATCGCCGTCATGGAAAAGCTCATTCACGGGTTTCAGGTAGCCGACCGGATCGGTTTCGGGATCTACCCCCGCTGGCACCAGCCGGGGTTTCACCTGGACCTCCGGGGCGAGGCCGCCCGGTGGGGCTACGTCCCTGTCCGTGGAGGCTACATTTCGTATGGCGAGGCCCGGGCATTCGCCAATTTTGTATTCAAGGAGATTTGAAATGAACGAAGTGACGAGAGAAGAATTCATCGCATTGGAAAAACGGGTGGCAGCCGTGGAGCATAAGGTTTCCCCCGAAGCCCGGCTGGAGTCCGGAAAAATCGCCTTCAGCGGGGCTGATTCCTCCGCCGCCCCTTACATTATTCCGAATGGTCCTGACGAAGTGCCGAACGTCGGGTTCGCGCAGATCGAGAAGCTGGCGTATGCCAAGTTCCAAAACGGGACCCGGAAGTGGATCGCCCTGACCGGACGAAAAGACTGGGGATTCCACTACGCGGACCTTTTCCCCTGGTCGGAGCGGGACAACGAAACCCTCTGGAACCAATGCAGGCGGGTTCACGATCCGAACACCTTCAAGACCGGGCCCTTCAAGCCGCTCCCGCTCGGAACGGTGTTCGAGGTCAAGGCGTGGAACCCCGGCGCCCCGATCAAGCCGGGCTGCCACGCCGAAGAGTGGGAACTGGTGCCTGACAAATAAATTTGCGGCGCTGTAAGCGCGGGGTGGCTGCCTGGTAGACCGGGCCACGGCAGCCGCCCAACCCCTGAAAGGGACGGTATATGGACCTGAAGACCCTCGGAAAGAATGTCATCGACCTCGCCCCCGCTATCGGAAGCGTTTTACTCGGGGCGCCAGGGGCGGCTGGTGGCGTTGCAATCAAGGCCCTGGCTTCAGCCTTCGGGCTTTCGGATGACGAAACAACGCCTGAACGGATCGCTGCTCTGATCGCTGGAGATCCGGAGGCTGCCCTGAAACTCCGCCAGGCCGACGCGGCGTTCCAGATCGAGATGCGGAAACTCGATATCGAGGAACTGAAGGCATGGATTTCAGATACGGACAGCGCCAGACAGAGGCAGACCGAGCATGAGCGCGCCACAGGCAAGACCGACATCAACATCTATATTTTGGCGTGGGTCCTTGTCGTCGGGTTCTTTCTTCTCATCGCGGTGCTTATGTGCGTTGAAATACCGACAGCAAACAGGGAAGCCTCAGCGATATTGATGGGCGCCGTCGCAGCGGGCTTCGGGGCCGTCTGGCAGTATTTCTTCGGATCTTCCAAGTCGAGCCGCGAAAAGACGGAAATAATGGCCCAGCTCGGAATTGGCGGGGGAAAACGCTAATGGATCTTTTCGATCGCGCCCAGGCGGCCGACGCCTTCTTTCAAAAACAGTCTTTGGCCTCTGCTCTTTCTCCCCGGTATGGCAGGGTTGAAACGCCCCTCGTCGAGGACGGCGTCCGGATCTGCCGGGATTGCGAGGAGCCGATCCCGGATGCCAGGCTGGCCCTTGTGCCCCACGCCGTCCGGTGCGCCCGGTGCCAGGAACGGAGGGAGCGGATCCGGTGACGACAGGGGCGAAGTCCATCCTCGATCTGTGGCCTCTGTTTCTGTTTTTGACCGGAATCATTGCCGCCTGGAGCCTGGTCATGATCGCCACCATGCGGTGGATCCTGGGGCGCTGCCTGTCGAATTACGACGTTCATATCGCCAGCCAGGGCAGGGCCACACAGGAGCTTGAAAAGGATTTATTACGGCTGCAGGCCGATCTTCCCGTGACTTATGTCCGGCGTGAGGACTTCATTCGATACGAAACCATCGTCAACACAAAACTGGACCGTATCTGGGATGCGGTCGACGGTATCAAGGAAGGGAAGAAATGAATGTCGACATTGAAAGAGCCCGCCGCGAGGAATTGAGGTGGATCATTCTGCGAGCCCTGGATGCCGCCCGCCCCATCGGGACGTCAGAATCGGTCATCCGGTCGGCCATCGAGCCGGTCGTTCCAGACGTGACGCTTGTGGAACTGCGACGGGAGATGAGCTACCTGGAGGACCGAAACCTGGTCTCCATCAGCGGGAAAAACACTCCGATGTGGTTTGCAAAATTGTCCCGCGACGGGATCGATGTCGTCGAATACACCATTGAATGTCACCCGGGCATTGCCCGGCCGAAGAACTGGTGACCCATGCCCCAGCGCCCCGCTGTTACAGGATTGCCGGACGACGTGAAGCGGGCCCTTGACGAGAGGCTCGTTTCCGTGGGCTTTTGCAATTACAAGGCTTTGTCGGATTGGCTGACGGATCAGGGTTACCAGATTTCCCGGTCGGCCCTCCAGCGTTACGGGGCGCAGTTCGAGGAAAAGCTCTCGGCGCTCAGGATCGCCACGGAGCAGGCCAAGGCCATCACGTCCGTCGTGGGGGACGAGGAAGGGGCCATGAACGAGGCCCTGATCCGGCTGGTGCAGCAGCGGGCCTTCGAAGTCCTCGTCAAGCTTCAGGAAGACGACGAGGACGGGAAGCTGCCTAAGCTCGGGGTCATGATCGCAAAACTGTCAAAGGCCTCCGTCGACCAGAAAAAATGGACGGCCGAAGTCCGGGAAAAGGCGTCGGCCACGGCCGACGAGGTCAGGGCCGAAATGAAAAAGAGCGGCCTTTCCGACGAGAAGGCCGAAGAGATCCGAAAGAAGATCCTGGGGATCGTATGACCGTTCAGAGCGACTTCCAGAACGCCAGGCCGGGTGTCGGCCTGCTCCTGCCCTACCAGGCCGCATGGGTGGCCGACGAGAGCGACGTCAAGGTCATGGAGAAGTCCCGCCGTGTCGGGATCTCCTGGGCCGAGGCGGCGGATGCGGCGCTTTACGCCTCCCAGAAGGGCAAGGGCGAAAAACGCAACGTCTGGTACGTCGGTTACAACAAGGACATGGCCCTGGAGTTCATCGGCGACTGCGCGAACTGGGCCCGGGCCTACACCCTGGCCGCCTCCGAGATGGAGGAATACGAGGAGATCGACCGCGAGGAATACGAGGGTATCGTCCAGGAAAAAAAGATCCTGGCCTTCCGGATCGTCTTCGAGTCGGGCTGGCGCATCACGGCCCTTTCCAGCCGCCCGTCGAACCTCCGGGGCAAGCAGGGGCGCGTCATCCTCGACGAGGCGGCGTTTCACGAGGATCTCCCGGGGCTGATCAAGGCCGCGATGGCGCTTCTCATCTGGGGCGGCCAGGTCAGGATCATCTCGACCCACAACGGCGACAGCAACGAATTCAATTCCCTGGTCCAGGACATCCGGGCTGAAAAGCGGCCCTATACCCTTCACCGTGTGACCCTCGACGACGCTCTCGGGCAGGGGCTTTACCGGCGCATCTGCCAGGTCCTGAACAGGCCCTGGACGGAGAAAGCGCAGGACGCCTGGCGGCAGTCGGTCATCGATTTTTACGGGGACGACGCCGACGAGGAGCTTTTCTGCATCCCGAGCCAGGGCAGCGGCGTCTTTCTGACCCGGGCCCTCATCGAGACCTGCACGGATCCGGGGATCCCGGTTATCCGCTACGAGAAGCCCGCATCTTTCGCTGAGCTGCCGGACCACATCCGGAGAAGCGAGGTCGAGGCCTGGTGTGAGGACAACCTGAAGCCACTGCTCTCCGGTCTCGACAAGAACCGTGACTGTTATTTCGGCGAGGACTTCGGACGGACGGGCGACCTGTCGGTCATCGAACCCCTCATCGAACTTCAAAACGCCACATTCCGGGCCCTCTTCCATCTGGAGCTCCGGAACATGCCGTTCCAGCAGCAGGAGCAAATTCTTTATTACATCGTCGACCGGTTCCCGAAATTCCGATACGGGGCCCTCGACGCCCGGGGGAACGGCCAGTACCTGGCCGAACGGGCGATGCAGAGATACGGGGCCTCCCGGATCGCCCAGGTCATGCTGACGGAATCCTGGTACCGCGAGAACATGCCCAAGTACAAGGCGGCCTTCGAGGACCGCTCAATCCTTATAGCCAGGGACGCCGACATCATCGAGGACCACAGGGCGTTCAAGGTGATCAAGGGCGTCGCAAAACTCCCGGAGACGAAGACAAAGGGCCAGGACAAGAAACAGCGCCACGGCGACGCCGGCATGGCCGGAGCGCTCGCCTGGTTCGCCACCCGCCAGGAAGGCGGCCCGGCGATCTGTGTCGGCCGGGATCCGGACAGGGTCGAACCGATCAGCGGCCTCGGCCCCGGAAAGATCCATCGAAAAGGCGGCTTCTTCGGCCGGTGGAACCGTTCGGGCCGCATCTCCGAGCACATGAGGATGAACTGATGGGCATCCGCGAGAACATAGCGAAATGGATCGCCCCGGAACTGAAGACGGACGCGGAGATCCGCGGCATCGTCCAGGAGGAGATCAAGCAGGCCAGGATGGCCCTGCCGATCACGGCGAGCTACGACCCCAAGAACGAGGGGTACCGGCGGCTTTCCGGCTCCGGCGGTCAGCTCAGGGACTTGTCCTACGTCGACCAGGGCCGGATGTTCGAGATCGCCTATTTCATGTACGACACCTCCGCCATGTTCAAGCGGCTCGCCCACATGGACCGGGGATTCCTGTTCTCCGGCGACGTCGCGATCGAGTCGGAAGACGAGGACGTCCAGGAGATCATCGACCGGTTCCGTGACGATGTGGAAAACCGACTGAATCTGGACTTTCCGGACCACGGCATGTGGCTCGGCATTCTCGGCGAACAGTGCTGGCCCGTGACGGTTGCCCCCCAGAACGGGCACGTCCGTCTCGGGTACGTGGACCCGGCGAACATCTCCGAGGTGTGGGTAAATCCCCTCAACGTGAAGCAGATCATGCGGGTCGACCTCCAGGGCACGGCGGGCCGGTCCGGCCAGAAGCTCTCCGTCATCCGGAAGGACTACAACCCCTACTCGAAGACCTTCGGGAAGCTCGTCGGAGACTGCTTCTTCTTCTCGATCAACCACCCGCCCAACTCTCCCAGGGGACGAAGCGATTACCTGACCCTCTTCGACTGGATCGATGCAGTGGAGCGTTACGGCTACAACTATCTCGAGCGGGCGGAGTTCATGCTGAACTTTGTCTGGGATGTCTGCCTGAAGGGCATGACGGAGGACCAGATCCGGGAATGGGTCCGCAACAACCCCCCGCCGGAGCCCGGCAGCGTTCGGGCCCACAACGAGAACGTCGAATGGGATGCCGTCGCCCCGGACATCAAGGCCACGGATTTCAAGAGCGGTTTCGAGATGGCCAAGGGTTTCATCATGGGGGCCGCCGGTCGGCCGGCGTCCTGGTTCGGCGAAGGCGGGAAGGCCTATCAGACCGAGGCGGATCAGTTCGGACAGGTGCCCATCCGGGACCTCGAGCAGCGCCAGGGCTACCTGAAGTATGTCCTGCAGATGGTCGTCCAGTACGCCATCGACCAGGCCGTCATCGCCGGCCGACTCTCGGAGGAAAAGGCCCTGGAAGGCTTCACGATTTCCATGCCGGAGATCTCGAAGAAGGAATTGACGAAACTGATAAACGGCATCCCCCAACTGACGACGGCCCTGTCCATTGCCGAGGAGCAGCGCTGGATCCGGAAGGAAACGGCCATCAGGATATTCGCCTATGTCTGCTCCTACCTCGGGTACGACGTCTATTCCCAGGACGAAATCGATGCCGCCGGCAAGGCCCTTCCCGAAGAGGAGAAGGACTATGACGGGCGGGCACTGCCCGGCGGGGAGGCGGCCTCATGAAGGCGAAGGAACGGGCGTTTCGCAAAAAAGTCGAAGAGCTGATCCGGAAGGCGAACAGCATGGAGGACGACGCCGTCGCCCGGGCCGTCAGGATCCTGGGGGACGCCCGGAAGGAAATCGCCGCCCGGGTGGCCGAAACGGAATGGCAGGCCTGGCGGATCCAGGAACTCAAGGGGGCCGTCGAGAGGAGCATGCAGGAATTCGCGCAGAAATACAGCCTGGATCTCCGGGCCGCGCAGCGCTCTTTCTGGGACCACGGGATCGACCTGGTCGATCTGCCCCTGCGGGAGGCGGGCGTCGTCGCCGTCCTGCCCCAGATCGACGCCTCGATCCTGTCCATCATGCAGGACTTCTCCACGGACCTGGTCAAGGGGCTGTCTCAGGACGCCGTGAAGAAGATCCAAAAGGAAATAACGATGGGCCTCATGGGCCAGAAGCAACCCTTCGAGGTCATGAAAGCCATCGGCCGGAACCTGGACGATCCGTCCATCTTCAAGTCCATCGCCGCCCGGGCGGAGACGATCGCCCGGACGGAATGCGGGCGGGTCCTCGAAATGTCCTCACAGGCCCGGAGGGAATCCTTCGCCAAGGTCGTCCCTGGTCTGAAGAAGGAATGGCGTCACGCCAGCCGCGTCCGCATGCCCAGGCTGACCCACGTGGCCGCCGACGGGCAGGTCCGGGACGTCGACAAGCCGTTCGACGTGGGGGGCGAGAAGCTCATGTACCCCCGGGACCCGGCCGGCTCGGCCGCGAACACGATCAACTGCGGGTGCTACACCGTGCCCTACCACGAGAACTGGGAAACGGCTTCCGTCGAGGAACGGGCGGCCGTCAACAATTAAAGCGACAGGAGGAGAACAGTCATGGCTGACGAAACGAAAGACCAGGCGAAGAAGATGATCGACGAGGCCTGCAAGGCTTACGGGATCGACCCGAAGTACGTCTTCGCGAGCAACTATCATCCCGACAAGGGGGAAGCGGTCCTCCTGACCCAGGGCGGCAAAAAGGTGCGCTGGAAAAAGGGGCAGGAAGTCAAACCGCTGGACGTTATTTCCATAACGGGAATCAACCCGAAATGGAAGGACCGGAAACCCATTGCCGGAAAAGCGAAATAACCGGAGAGGTGCCGAAATGCCCGGTGAAGGAAAACATGAAAACCAGAACGCCCGGCAGGACGTGAGCCTCGACCAGATCCGGGACCTCCTTGCCGCAGCCCTCCGGGCCGGCAACGAAAAGCACTGGCTCCGGGAAGTCTTCCCCTCCTACCTGATCTTCGAGGACGAGGAAACGGGAAAAACCTACCGTCTCGCCTGGTCGCTCCTGGAAGGGGATGTCCAGGTAGGATCGGAGCCCGTCGAGGTTGAGCGCCAGTGGGTCGAGGCCAGGATGGCGGAGCAGGCGGCCGACGAGTCGGTGGTTATCGACGTCCGAATGGCCAGGATGAATCCGGAAGGCACCGAGTGGGAAGTGGTGATCTGCGAGCCGGGATTCACGAAGAACGGCTGGTACAACCCCCCGGAGGTGCTCAAGGCGGCGGCAGGCCTTTTCGAGGGCGTCGACGTGAACATCTACGAGTTTCCAGAGACGGGGGCCGTCCACATCCCCGAGCCCCTCTTCGACCTCAAGAAGCTGCTCGTGAAAAACAAGGCCGGATGGCTCGACGCCGTCCGCTACGTCGCCGGCAGGGGGCTCGTCGGCATCGTGCACTTTCTCGATCACGCGAAATGGATCGGCCAAAACATGCTCCAGGCCATGTCGGAAAACCGGCAGATTTACGGGCTTTCCTATGACGCTATCGTCAAGGCGGCCCGCGAGGCCGTCCAGGGCAAGGAGGTCTGGAAGTCCCTCGAGTTCCGGGAAGTCGATTCGCTGGATATCGTCACCCGCCCGGCGGCGGGTGGAAAATTTAACCGGGCAGTGGCTTCCATGCCGGCCCAAACGAAGGAGGATCCAATGAAAGAAAAGCTCTGGAAAATGATCCAGGAGAAGAGGCCGGACCTCCTGAACGGGAAAGAGATCGAAAAACTCTCCGATCAGGAAGTGGAGGCCCTGGCAAGGATGGCGATGGAGCCGCCCACCCCGGCCGCGTCGCCCGGAAACGATAACTTCGCGACCAAGGACGACCTGGCGGTGTTCCGCTGCGGGATGGCTCTCGAGCGGAAACTCGGCGGAAGCGACCTGCCCGAGCCGGCGAAGGCCAGGGTCAGAAAGCAGTTCGAAGGCCGGGCCTTCCAGGATGAGGACCTTGACAAGGCGATCGCCGACGAGAAGGACTACCTGGCCCAGATGGCCGCGCCGCCCGAGAGCGACCCCGTGCCCGGAAGCCGGATCGTCGTCGGTGCCGGCTCGATCGAGAAGGTCCAGATGGCCGTCGACCGAACCTTCGGCCTGTCGAAGGCCGAAGTGGAGGCCTGCGCCCGCATGGCCCGCCTCGACGGTCAGCCCTTTTTCACCGACATGCGAAGCGTCCAGGATTACGGCGACTTCGAAAAGATCCCGGCGTTCGAGGGGCTCCGGCACATCTACACTTTCCTCACGGGCGACCATGAGGTCACCGGCCGTTTCGACCGCCGGAGGCTTCCGGCGGAGCTCCGGGGGCGTATGGACATCACGTCCTCGACCTTTTCCTTCGTCCTCGGAAACACCCTGGGACGGCGGCTCGTCAGTGGCTATAAAGAGATCGACTTCAACGAATCCCTCCTGATTTCCATCAAGAAGTCCGTCAAGGATTTCCGACAGCAGGAAGCGGTCCTCGTGGGCGGATTTCCTGACCTGGCCGACGTCGATCCCGAAACCGGAGACTTCCAGGAGATCGTCGGCGTGACGGACGAGGAGTCCACCTACACGCTCGGCCAGAAGGGAAACCTCCTGACGGTCACCCGGAAGACCATCATCAACGACGACGTCTCCATCGTTCAGCGCCTCGTGAAGGGGTTGTCGCGGACGGCCAGGCGGACCCACGGCAAGTATGTATGGGCCTTTTTCATAGACAACGCCACCTGCTCCGACGGGACCGCCTGGTTCACCGGCGGCCACGGGAACCTCGGGGCGGCTGCTCTGACGCATGCGACGGCGCTTGTGGCCTATAAGGCCCTCGCGGCGACGACGGAAAAGGACAGCGGGGAGCGCCTCGGCCTCCTCGACGATCCGGACGTGAAGCCCGTCATCGTCGGGCCGATCGACATCCTGGAGACCATCCAGCAGATCGAGGGCGAAGACTTTTACTACAGCGCCAACGATCTGACCACGAAGGTCCCCAACCCCCTGAAGGGCAAGGTCCGGGGGAAGGTCCTGTCTCTTCTCACCGACGCCGATGACTGGGGCATGCTGCTCCCGCCGAATGCCATCGACATGGTGGAGATGGGCTACCTGAACGGCCGGGAGGAACCGGAGCTGTTCGTTGCCGACTCACCCCAGTCGGAGCAGGTCTTCGTGGCCGACAAGGTCCGCTACAAGCTCCGCCACGAATACGCCGGCGCTATGATCGACTTCCGGAGCGGCTACAAGGCCGAAGTGCCGTAAAAAACCGAACCGGGGGCGGGTTGCCTCGCCCCCCGTTGACATCTCGCGAAAACGGAGGAACCGAATGATGAGATATTTCAGGAACCACAAATGGATGGCCGCGCTTATCGCCCTGGCCCTGGTCGTTCTTCTGGCCGGGCCGGCGTCGGCGGCCTATGTCGTGAAGCAGTCCTGGATCCGGATCTCCGGAACGGCAGGAGAAACGCTCACCACGGGCCAGGCGGTGTGTTTCAAGGACGCCGACGGCTACGTCTACAAGGCCGATGCCAATGATGGCGATCTCCGGCCGGCGATCGGCGTGGTCGGCAGCAAGGGCGCATCGTCCGGCGGGGCAGTGGAAATCGTCGTCGTAGGCGTTCTCAGCGGCTGGTCCACCCTTTCCGAAGGGGCACCCTGCTATCTTTCCGAGACAGCCGGGGGGATCACCCAGTCGGCTCCCGCCTGGAGCCAGCAGCTCGGCGTCGCCGTGTCCACGACGGCCTACTTCATCAACTGCCAGAACTACTTCGACAGTTCTTCGCTCGCGGTCCTCGGGACCTTGACCGGGGCGAGCCCCCTTGTCCTCGAGGGCGCCACGGCGAACGATCACGAAACGACCATCGCCGTTACGGATCCCACGGCGGATCGGACCATCACCCTTCCCGACGCCTCCGGTGTGCCGATCCTCTCCGCTGCAGTTCCGGAAGGGGCGACCGCCGTTTCCGGGGCGGCCAACAGCCTCATTTTCGAGGGT